CGCCACGCTCTGCTGCATCTGTGCGCCAAGAGTTACGACCTGGCTGGCCATATTTCCCAGCGCCGCAACCACACCGGCGGTAATTGTGGCGGCCAAACCGCCCAGGGCAACGGAGAACGCCGTGGTAAATCCCTCGGTAGACTTAAACGCTCCGGCCAACGCCCTTGCGCCCTTGTCACCATCAGCCATAACCTTGACGCTCTTCTTAATTTCCGCTGTAGTTTTACCGATGTCCGTCGCATAGGACTTGTTGGCGGCCTTCTGCTCGTTAATGGATTTCCGGAGCTCAACCATAGCGTCCCGTTGTTCCTTGGTAGCGTCCGTGCCTTCCTTGGTAGCCTTCCGCAGATTATTCAGCTCGCGGGTCATCTCAGCAACAGACTGCTGGCCATCCGCTAATGCCTTATTAAGTTTTTCGAGGCCTTCATTCTTGGCCTCTGTGGTTAAAGTGATTTTTGCATCAGCCATATCCAATCTCCTTATAGCTTGATGTTCTTTTCCAGATATTCCTCAAGCTGCTTCCGGAAGTATTCCTCAATAGCAGCCTTATTGCTCCCAAAGTAATCACCGCGGGCTGGATAGCTTGGGCCATATTGCCCACGCCTTGGACCGCGCCCCCGGATAATACGTCCAAACGCACCCGTGTTATACCATCTGCTGAAGTAATTGGCATACACATTGGTCAAGATACTATCAGCATGCACATCATATTTACCCATCCGGATCTGTTCGCCGCCAAGCGACTTACCTCCGAATGCTGTTTTCGGATGTGTCCTGGCAATATAATCACGGGTCGCCCGCTGGGCCTCCCTGGCCGCCGCTGCTACATCCTGATAATATCCATGGTCAATATAATCCTGTATTTTACGATTCAGTTCTTCTAATGTCATATCAATAAAGCGGGGCTCAATTAAGAACCCCGCCTCCATAACTTAATCTTATACAACAAACCCGGTTTTCTTTTCCGGAGCGCCAGAGCCGGTCGCCGTCAGGGACTTGGTAATCATGTCCTCGGATTCGGCAGTGATTTCCCACGCAGTCGGAGCAACAGTCAGATCATAATATTCCTTGCTGTCCAGATCCACGATGGCAATGTTCAGCAACTTCTTAGCATTGCTGATGTCATCGTCGATGATGAACTGCTCGATGGCTTCCTGTGCTTCGTTGTCGCGCAGCATGATAACTTCTGCACTCACTTCAAAAGATTTGCTGGTAATGGCAGCGTTCGGCCACATCCCGGAGTCTTTGGTCTGCTGGCTGGAAGCCTCGGCAGAGAAGCTCAGGGAGTTACTGGTCAGACCACCCAACAGAGTCCATACAGGATTTGCTGCGGTAGCGCCGGTGCCATAGTTCAGATACATTACCAGGCGTTTACCGGAAATGCCGGTACCTGCGGAGTACTCAGGGTACTTCGCTGCATCAATCGTAACAGCCATATTCTCACCTCATTAATTTAATTGATTTACTTTGAAACTGATGTTGGTACTGCCGCTCTGCCATACACCATTATCGGAGTATATCGGCAGATTAATACGCAGCGCGTTCACCGTCATGCTGATGAGCGCGAACCCTTCTGCATTAAGCGCGGCCTGTATGGCATTCTTACCAGCCTCGCTGCTCAGGTAGTTCAGCACCGCTTCCAGTTTCTCAGCAATGACCTTGCGGCCTTTGTAGTTGGAATATATCTCCAGCTGCAGCGTGCTGTCCCATACCGCCACCGTCTTGGCCGGCGTACAGTCGGCGTCAGCTGCACCGAAGATACCATACGCAAATTCAGCCTGGCTCTTAAAATAGTCTTCAATTTCATTGATGGGTACGGCGCTGTCGAACCATTCCAGCCCTATATTATTATTAGTGTCGGACAGTACGGCATACATCGCTTTGCTGATAGCCACAAACGGAACCTTGTAGATCATATGACTCCCCCACCTCCGTTGACAGCCGTCGCGGTGATCTGGATATAAAAAGGACTACTCTCATCAATCAGCGTCAGTTCGTTGATTAAATAAGTGTAGCCCTTATATGCCAGCCGCCAGCTTGTATCAATGCCAGGACACAGGCTCCGGATATCCCGCACAACAAAATACCGGGTGTCACTGGTTACATAATCACCGATGAACTGCTGCCGGGTCTGCGTTTTCTGCTCGACCATAGCGAACAGCGTCAATGCGGCTTCATATGTCGTGGCAGCAATGCCACCCAGCTCGTCACGCACCGGAGCAGATGGGCGCAACAGCGTTATTTTATGCCGGAATCTTCCGGAGTTCCTGTGAAACATGATTCCTCCTGCTTATTAAAGAGCTACAGCAACAATCTTCTTGAACGCAGCTGCATAGGTACAGATGTTGGTGTGACGGCATACGGCACGAACCAGCACGCTGTTCTTTGCAAAGCCTGCTTCAGCGGACGCCATAACTTCCAAATCAGGATAAGCGATATGATACATGGCGCTAAAATCACCAACCAGGATAGTCAGGGCGGTCAGTTCACCGTCTTCCACAACTACAACCGGGCGGCCTTCAATTTCGCGGATGGTGTTGTTGAAAGCGTCACGGGCCAGCAGGTAGCGGTCGTTTTTGTCGACTGCATTGGCCAGAGCTGCCCAGGTTGCCTGCGGCATAACCACAGTCGCATTGGTGCCGGCATCCATCGGCAGGGTGTTGATGGCTGCTTTGATAGCGTCAATAGTAGCCAGGGATTTTACATTGGCCGGAGTGCCGGCTGCAGTCGCAGCGGAAGTGGCAGCGGTCAGGATGGCAGTGTTGACATCTTTACGATATACACGACCGAACAGCTTACCGATGATAGCCATAACGTCGGTCTGTGCATCCATCAGCAGTTCGCGGGATACCGGAATGATGGCGCCCTTGGAAGCCAGGGTAAACGGTACAGAACCGAAAGCGGCCTTGGTTTCGGTGATCGCATTGTTTTCATCGAATGCGGTCAGGGATACGTTCTGGCCGTAATCAATAGTCGGAACAGAGCCTGCGCGGGTGCTAACATTGACCACGGTGCAGATGTCACGCAGGTCAACGCCGACGCCGTTGTTCTCTTTCAGACCGAGCAGTTCCTGCGGAACCAGATAGCCGCCATCAGCAGAGATGGCACCGTTGTTGCCGGCAGCAAGGTTATACAGCTTTTTCAGTTCTGCATCATTGCCCAGCAGGGCAGCTTTTAAAGCCTTACCAAATACTTTTTTGTCCATTTTTTCTTCTCCTTTGTTTTCATTTTTAGCAGCGTCTTCTGCTGCCTTCTGAGTTTTGTACTCACGGATTTTAGCTTCCAGCGCGCTCTGAACGTCTTCAGGCACCGTCAGCTTTTTGTTAATCTTGTCCTGGATTTGGGCAGTTAATTCGTCAATCTCCTGCCTGATTTCCATGCTTTTGAGCATGAGCGTTACCTCCTTTAAGGATTTCGCGCCAGAATTGCTGAGTGTTCTCATCAATCTCACCGACTCTCACATGCTTGGCCCGATGCGCTGTAAGCCGTTTATAGCTTGGCGCTTTCTTGCCATAGGCACCGCGGTATGTCGGTAGTGCGCAGTTTATAATGAACAGATCCTCCAACCGTTCCTGCCGCCGGACATACCCTTCAAACATGGCGTCGATCTCCATGATGGTATATCCGCCAAACTGTTCCGGCGTCAGATCTAATTCACCCAATGCGATGGGCTCCAGTTCATCAAGTAATGCGGCAGCGTTTTTAAACGACTTCCCCGGACTTACGCCTTGGGAGCCGCCGGAGCTTTTTTTTCTTGGCCAAGCACACCTGATTTCTTCAGTGCTTCCATTGCAAGCCTCGAAACCTCTATCAGCGTTTTCTTGTTGACAGCTTCCAGGTACAATTCCTCTGCCTCATCCTCAGTCAGCTTCGGGTCCCCGCCCATCAATGCGTATTTGATAAGAACGAACATATCATAGACCGTCGGCGGTACTCCGCTGGCAGCCTTACTAACCAGCACCAAAAGATTACCGTCTGTCAGATGCCGCTCCGCTTCAAACACCATCTTGACCGGGTAGCACAACTTGTGCATCTTGCCGGAAATTTCCAACTCCACATACTTGTCGAGAACCATTACTTACCCTCCTTAGTTGTGTCTCCACCACCGTTTTTACCTGCGTTGTCGCCTAATGTCCCGCCGGTTCCGACGGTGATCAGCTCGTCGCCGCCTTCTTTAGCGGGATACTGCAGGCTTGCCCTTGCCTCGTTGGCGCTCAATATACCGGCGCCTTTATACGCACACAGCACAGTGGCCTTGGTAGAAGCATCCAGCATATCGAAGACATCGTTCGCAGTATCGAAACAATATCCCTTAGATATCTGGCGGCCAGTCAGCAGTTTTACAGTCAGCTCATCAGCGTACTGTTTAACGATCGGCGCGATGGTTCCGGAATAGAAACTCATCAGCTGGTTGGTGGAGAAGGTGGCCATCCCTGCTCCGCCACCGATGTTAAGCATCGCCAACGGAATCCCGAAAAACGAACTGATCGCCTGTGCATTGGTGGATTTCAAGCTATCAAAAGTAGATTTAATATCATTCTTAATGTTTGTGGCCGTCATCCCAGCCGGCAGCGGCAGGATGGTGTTGTTACTGTTAGCCAGCAACTCTTTTACCCGGTTCAGCAACTCCTTCTGTTTGGACTCGGACAAATCCGACGTATAACTAAGCACTATAGTTCCGTCGAATCCGTTCTGCACACCGGAACGGAGCGCGGACTCAACATCCGCGTCAGCTTTCAGTGTGTCAAACAGTACATCAATAGCCGGGCGGCCGACGATACCGTTAATGCTGTACGCCTTCAGGTGCAGGATCTCTTCCGGCAGGAAGGTGTAGTTCTGTCCGCCCACAATATCCTGATACTGATAAACGATTTTACGCTTACCTTCCAAAATATTGGCGTCATCCCAGAACACCTGCATGTGGGCATTATCCAGCGGAACCATATGCTTCAGCTCGCCATTCTCAAAATTTAGATAGGCATAGGCGTTACCGCCCTGGCGCTGTTTTTCCATATAGTTCCAAAAATCATAGGCGTTGACACCTGGATATGGCTGCAGGTTCAACGCCTTACGATATAGCGGCAGTATTGTATTTAGTTCACTGTTATCCGGGCCGTACAACCCCCAGCGCATCTGCGCCAGGTTCTTTGCCAGGATTTCAACGCATGTAGCAAACACCATATTGCCACCAGCATCCACATTGACGCGAGTGCCGCGCCCGATGGGATATACATGCGTATCAATCTTCTGGTGCACGCTCCCTTTAAAATAGTTTTTTATTTTGTTGAACATGGCATTACTCCAGTTCTTCAGCTTCTTTCAGCAGTGCTTTCAATTTCTCCGTCACTTCATACCCAGCAGGCTCGGCCGGAGTGTCCCCACCTTCGCCGCCTTCACCGTCCGTATTTTCCGGATCAGCGTTGTCCGAATCGCCCGGGCTGTCAGAGTCGTCAGTATTTTCCGGTTCAGGTTCAGGCTGAGGGGGTACGTTCTGTTTCTTTTTCCGTTCCTCTTCGGCTTCTCTGGCTAGCAGTACCAATTTTGCCAGACTGGCACCTGCAGCGAGTTTCGCTTCGTTTTCGTCCCGGAGTTCAACATGATCAAATATTTCCACAACTTCCTCCCCTACCAGCCAGACATCGCCGGCGTTAATCCGCTCCGTCATCGTATCGTCACAGCAGTGCTCTTCCACAATGTTGTGAATTACTTTATCCACAGCAGCCATCATATCGATATCCTGCTGCAGCTGTTCCTTATTACCTGCAGTAAATGTCCAGCAATTATGGAGCATCAGGATGTCATTCTTGCCAATGACAACCTTGTCACAGGCCAGCGCAATAATGGCAGCGATACTGGCAGCCAGCACCTCAATGTGCGCCGTAACTTTATGCTGGCATTTGCTGATGGCGTTCACCAGCTGGAACCCCGCAAATACATCGCCGCCGGGGGAATTAACTACCAGTTCCACATCTTCCTGCGCATTGGTAATCTGGTCAACAATTTCACTCAGGTCGAATACGTCGCCCGTTACTTCACATCTCATTCGTCAGCGTCCTCCTCTTCTTCAGGTTCGTACTTGTACATTTGCAGCTGCGTCAGCATAGCCCTTGCCGCATAGTTCAGATTACTGCTCCGGTCCGTCAGCATCCCTTCACGCTGGTCATACATGGGCGGGCACCATTGTGTCTTTACCCACATATCGGCCTTACGGGAGAACACCTCGTCCCCGGCATACAGTTCTGAAAAGTTCTCAATAGCATCTGCCAGATAGTCATACCCTGACTGAATTATGTCGGCGATGAAATTATCGTCGTCAGAATAATCAATTCGCAGATACTCTTTTACATCACTTGCCTGGATCATTTCATCACCTCACTTCAACATGTCCAGCCAGTCGTCTACCAGCTCATCGCCAGAAGGCCCGCGTTTATTAAAATCTATATACGCCGCTATGAACCCGGTAAGCATGGCATCCACCGGGTCAATGCGGATATTACTGTCAGCTCTTAGGCTCACTTTTTCTATGGAATAATAGCCAGTATTATTTCGCACCAGCAGGCTGTTGGTAATCGCTTTTTCCAGAATATCCTCATGGTCAGTCTGATATGCTATCATTCCATCCTTCCAGTGCTGACTTAGCGCTTCAATGTACTGGCTCAGTGCTTTAGGGCTCTGGTTCTGCAGAATAAAGTTGTCGCAGATACCCGCCAGCGCATCTTGTATGCCGGCCACGTTGTATGGGTCAGCGCTGATGGTCACAAAATGCAGATCATATTTTTCCTTAATCTGCAACAATTGGTCATAGATTTGTTGCGTATCTATGTTCTCGCCACCAGCTCCAGAGCACAGGAATAATTCCGTATCCAGGTAATCACGGTATTGGAATTTATCCAGGCTGATATGCTGTTGCAGTTTGGCGGCCGGCATCCAGCTGAGCACATGGGTAAATAATCTATAGTGGTCAGCTGGATATCCCTGGGCCAATAGCACCTCACCAGACTCGATATCGGTAAAACCAACATAGGTTCCAAACCACACGCTGGTAAGATCCAGCGTCTGGGACAGGTCAACTCCAAGATACCAATCCTTGTAACCCATCTCGATGACGTCTTTGAATGAAACCCCGACGCCGCAGGCTTTCATCTGGTCGAACGTGCAGATGGTTCTATCTTCTGCGCTGTACCACGTGTTGCACTGTTTGGTTACCCAGGACTGCAGCTCAAAACCTTTTGTGGCCGCAGCCTCCCTGCTCTTCTGCAGATATTTTTTCCGGATATGGTCCTTAATGGTGTAGCCATCCGATTCAAATAGCAGCACTGGATTCGCTTTGCCCCATGTCTTAATATTGGTAAAGTCCTTAGCCTCGATATCCGCCGCGTCCGGTTCCGCCAGGAACAGGAACACGTTATCCGGCAGCGCTTCTTCATACAACGCTTTCCGGAGCGCCAGCCATTTTTTATGGTTGTCTCCGCCAATATCAAACTGGGCCGTGGACATCGTTACCAGCAAGCTGTCCTTGAAGTGCGCCTGCCCGTCCTGTATGGTCTTGGTAATAATTTCATCGCACAGCATTTCCTCATCAATGACGGCCACTTTATTAGTAAAACCATCCAGCGACTTTTTGGCGCCTGCTCCGGTGCGGAACATTTCCAGCCGGTTGCCGGTGGCTTTGTTCTTCGCCCAGCAGGCCGTCCGGTTTACGTTCTCAAACATATCCCGCAGTTGCGGATCATTATCCAGGAACTTCAGAAACTCGCCGAAGCAGATGGTTGCATTCTGCCCTTTGCAGCTTGCCAATATGATCAGCTCGTTCCGGAACTTCGACATACCCATCAGGTAATGGAGCACACCAGCCAGCAGGAATGATTTTCCGTTCCTGCGGGCTTCATACAGGTTAGCGACGCTAACTACATAGCGCCCATCCGGATGACGCAGGCCGAATATGCCGCACATCAGGAACTTCTGCACCGGATACAATTTCAGCCTGGCAGCCTTACCGTTTTCATCCACATACACCAGCAGAGACAGATACTGGAACAACCGCCGCATAGCTTTAACGGCAAATTTATATTTCCCGCTGCCATACATCTGCAGGAACCTTTTGAAGCAACGATATTCGGACTCACCAACCAAATCCATGTCGGCACGTTTTACCAAGGCTTTATAATAGTCCCCGATAAACTCTTTCAGTTCCGGCGGAACGGTCAGCGTCTTAATATCGTCCTCTACAATCATCCGAATAACCTCTTGAACTCCTGCTGGCCCTTCCGGATCCGTGCCAGCGCCTCTTCCTTATCAAATAAATAGAGCCTATGAATTTCTTCATGGCTCTCCTTGGTAACCGTAATTAAATTGTCCAGATCATAAACCAGTGACGGGTCTTCCTCCCGCTCCACAATATGGTGAACGACGGGATAATTACACTTATACACTATCCCGGCTCCCAGCAGCCAGATATCATAACCCATGTCCCGGATAATGACATTGCGCCGGCATTTTCGCCACAGGCCGCTGCCATACAGCTTGCGCCCCTCGTCTTCCGCCTGCCGTTTTTTTGCGTGTTCCCTGGCGTACTTTTTAGAGCACTCCGGGCACCGTTTCCCTTCATATAACTGATGGCAGGTGTTACACCGTCTAAAAATCGCCATCGCTCTGTGCCTCCTGCAGCAGCTGCAGGAACGGGTTGCCGGAATTGTCGCCATCCGATTTGATAGCATCCAGCTTCAGCGTCTTGTAAATATTCAGCGCCAGCTTCTGCAGTTTTTCATACTTGCTGATGGTGAACTCCATCTGATCCGCATCATAGTCTTCCAGATGCTCGGCAATCTCGATGCTCAACTCGTCCGCCAGCACCATGAACCGGCAATACTGGAGTATCAGCCCGGTGTTGATCTTGTTGACCTTCTCACACTTGCCCTCCAGCGTCCAGATATAGTCGTTCAGCTCTTTTATTCGCTTTTCTCGGTTCTTTTTGCCGTTATCTTTACACTTTTCAGCCATTATTCCCGCTTTTTACGATTAATTTACAGTGATAAGAAAAAATGAAAACTCAGCCATCGAATGCGAGCCGGGCGGTCCAAAATTCTCAAACATAGCCCCCAATATTAGTGCGATTCCCACCCACGGTATTACCGTAATAATCAATTGATGCACTAATGCTACCCGCCTGCATGATTGCATAAAAAGAGCGCACCAGTAGCCGGCTGATGCGCTAAGGAAAGGAGGTTTATTATGAAAAAGTAGGTCGCCATTTCTATACTTTACCCAATCATTCACACTATCATAATAGCATAAGTATTACTCTCATTTCCTCTCATGTTGTTTAAGCATGATAGAAAGTTTGTATAATGCCTGACCATGTAGACGGTAGATGTGCTGAATGGAATAGTTTAGTTTAAAGGAAATAGTGATCCAGTCCTCACAGTTAATGTACTTGTGTTCCAATACTGCCCGCTCGTTCCAATCATCCAGCCAGGATATGATCACCTGTACATCATTGATCGCTTG